CAGGCTGCTGCCGAGGCCGCCGATGGCCTGGAGGGGCTGGCGCCTGGGCTGGGCGCCACGCCCGCGCAGCACCAGCAGGACGGCGCCGCGCGCATGGCGCTGGCTGAGCGCGTAGCTGCTGACGCCCGGCTGAAGCGCGTGATGAAGCTGGCGGGCCGCCTGCGCCGCCTTGCGAGCGAGGGCCGCAAGGTGCGCGACGAGCTGGGCGCGGACACGCTGGTGGGCACCACCATCGGCGGCGACCTGCCGCGCGCCCTGCCCACCGAGCTGGGCCTGCTGCGCCACCCGCGCCTGCGCCGGGTGCAGCTTGCCAAGCTGGCCGACCGCCGCCTGCAGCAGTATCACGTGGTCGGGCAGGTTCCGCAGGGTCGCGGCCCCGTGGTCGTGCTGCTCGACGAGAGCGGGTCGATGGAGGGTGAACGCAGTCTGTGGGCTGCGGCGGTCGCCCTCGCCTGTCTCGGCACCGCCGCCCGTGAGCGCCGCGCCTGCACCGTGATCGGCTTCAATGGCGCGGTGCGCTACGTGGTGCGCCTGGACGCGCAGGGGCGCGCGTGGTCGCACAGCACCCACGACGTGGCGCAGGCCACCGCGATGGGCGGCTGCGCCGAGGTGGCGCTGCACGTGGCCAGCAGCCGCCCCGATGGCGGCACCCGGTTCGCGCCGCCGCTGCTGGCCGCGCTGGAGCTGGAGGACGGCGTGACCCGAGAGCGCGCCGATCTCGTGCTGGTGACCGATGGCCACGCAGAGGCGCCCACCAGCGTGATGGAGCGCCTGCAGGCCGCCAAGCGTGGCGGGCTGCGGGTGTTCGGCCTCACGGTGGGTGGTGGCAGCCTGGGCCACGCCGTGCAGCAGCTGGCCGACCACGTGGTGGACCTGGACAGCGCCAGCGGGGCTAACGACGGGAAGGTGGTGGCTGGTGCGATCCCGTAGCCAGGGCGGCCCGGTGCCGCCGCACCCGGTGCTGGCCACCGCGCAGGTGCTGGGCGCGTGCGCCCGCCTGCACGATCTGGCTGGCTGGTGGCCACCGGCTGGCGCGCTGGTGGAGGGCGCCCAGCTGGCGCTGGCAGGGCTGGGCGGGCTGGACGATGCCCAGCTGCAGCGGCTGCTGCTGTGGGCCGCCCGCTGGCAGCGCCTGGACCCGCGCCTGCGCGCCCTGTACGCCCAGCACCCCGCTGTGGGGGCGGTGGACGCCGCCCTGTGGCACGTGCTGGAGCGCCGCGCTGGGCAGCCCAGCGGGGCGGTCTACGGCACCCTGCGCGACCTGTGGGTGCGCGTGTACGGCTACCCGCCCAGCATCGAACTACTCCCCACAATCAAGGAGCACCCGTGATCTACGACGCTGACGAAATCTACCACCGGGCTGGCTACACCAGACACGCACACACCCCGCAGGCACCCACACCGCCCACCCTGCGCACCCTGGGCGGCGACCAGCCGTACCACGCCCAGCCGGTGGAGCTGCGCCCGCTGCGCTGGCACGTGGACGCGCGTGGCGCGCTGGTGGAGGCACACCGCGAGAGCTGGCACAGGGACGTGCAGCCCGGCGCTGTGCCGATGCCCAGGCGCGGCGAGGTGGCGCAGGTCTACCTGAGCACCACCGCCGAGGGCGTCGTGAAGGGGTGGCACCTGCACGCCCGCCAGCACGACAGGTTCGTGGTGGTGCAGGGTGCTGTGCTGCTGGCGCTCTACGACGTGATCGCCGCCGAGCGGGCGCAGCGTCTGGGGCACACTGTGGGCCTGCAGGTGCACGAGGTGGTGCTGCACCCGCAGCGGAACCCTGCGCAGGTGGTGGTGCCGCCCGGCTGGGCGCACGGGTGGATGGCGCTGCCCGGCTACGGTGAGGCGGTGGTGCTGAACGCAGTGTCCATCGAGTACGACGGCACCGACGAGTGGCGCAGGGACGCGCACGCAGGACCGTTCGACGGCGTGGGATACCTGTGGCGACGTTCGCGCGACGGGTAGCTTGCGCGCTACCCTGGCAGCGGTTAGCCGGTAACAGTCAGCAGCAGCGGCACAGCCGCAGGAGGACAGAATGGCACACGGGACACAGAACGAGGACAGTGCAGCGGCCTGGGGCTGGGTGCTGCAGCACGCACAGGTGGTGCGGTGCGCAGCGTGGCGCATGGCCAGCGGCACGGGGCTGGACGCGGACGACCTGCACAGCAGCCTGCTGGTGCGGCTGGTGGAGCGATGGCGCGCATACGATGCCACTGTCGCGAAGCCCAGCACCTGGGTGTGGTGGCAGGCGCGTGCGGTGCGCAGCGCGATGATGGACCAGCGGCGCCGCAGGCAGGGCGAGGTGGAGCTGGAGGACGCCCTGCACCCTGCGGTGCACCCGGTGGCCGAGGCCTGGGTGCTGGCGGCGCAGGCGCGGCGCATGGCCCGCCCTGACGAGTGGGCAGCAGCCACTGCATACGCGGACGGGCTGAGCGGTGACGAACTGGGCGAGGCGTGCGGCTGTGCGCCGTTCTCTGCCCGGCGACGTGTGGCGCGCCTGCGGGCGCGCCTGGAGGGTGTGGCATGAGCGACGAGCAAGACGAGGCACACGAGGCACCGCAGCACGACGCGCAGCTGCTGCGCGAGCTGCAGGCTGGGCAGGAGCTGCCGCTGGTGGAGGTGTTCGCCGAGCTGGCAGCGGAGTGGCACCGCCGGAACCCTGGCACCCGGTCGAAAGACCTTGCGGCGCTGCTGGGCGTGCGCCCGCAGCTGTGCAGCCAGTGGAAAACGGGGACCGATGACCGCAGGCCGCCCTGGAGCGCCATCGTGCTGCTGTGCCACCTGTGCCGCAGGCAGGTGGTGGTGCGGCCCGATGGGCTGCACCTTGCGCAGCTGCGGCGCCAGCGCACGGCGTGAGCCACGCGAACCGAGGGCGCGCCTGGGAGCAGCTGCTGGAGCTGCATCACGCACGCTACGAGGCCACCGGGCAGGCGGTGGTGCTGCGCACCCCGCCACCGATGCGCATCCTGCGTGCGCTGTCGGGCGGGCAGTTCGTGGCTGTGTACGCCACCGAGGGGCCACCCGACTATGTGCTGCTCGCTGGTGGCCGTGCCATCGCCGCCGAGGCGAAGGACTGCGTGGCTGACCGCTGGCAGCTGGCCAAGCTGCACGCCCATCAAGCGCGCCGCCTGTCTGCGTGGCAGGCGCAGGGCGGGCTGGGCGTGGTGCTGCTGCGCCACCAGCCCAGCAGCACGCAGTGGGTGCTGCCGTGGAGCCAGCTTGCGCCAGTGTGGGAGCGGTGGCACGAGGCCGCCCAGGCAGGGCGTGATCTGCCACGGGGCAGCGCCAGCCTGTCGCTGCCGCAGCTGCACCAGCTGGGCGTGCCGTTCTGCGCGCAGAACGGCCACCTGCCTGTGCTTCTGGCCGCGTTATGAAAAAAAACACCTGATGCCCCTTGCGTGTGTAACTGCTGCGGCGTTATGTCGAGCGTGCCACCAGGAGGCACCCATGCACAAGTTCACCGGCACCATCGACAGCATCAGCCAGCAGCTGCGCCAGTTCCCACTCCCGATCGCACGCGCAGTGTACGGCGTGCTCCGCGAACGCTATGGCGATGCCTGCACCCTGCAGCTGGACGTGGAGATGCACCCGGCTGGTCGTTCGTTCGGCGTGGACCTGCGCCACCTGGGCGCCGACTTCATGGGCGAACCTGCGTTCCTGTTCGATAGCCGTTGGTTCATCGGCCCGCGTGGCGCGGTGCAGCGGCAGCAGCTCGGAGCGTAGCGAGCGCCCGCTGGTGCTCACGCACCGCTGACCACGTGCAGCAGGTGCGCCCGGTAGGGTGCGCCGCCCACCAGCCGCCAGCCTGGGCGCCGCCCGAACCGCCCCGCAGCGCAGGCGCTGGTGTCTACGTGGCCACCCTGCGCGCCGTGCGCGCGTGCAGCCGCCAACACCCGCGCCCCGAGCGTGGTGTACCACCTGCGCACCGCAGGGTGCTGGTGCCACGTGGTGGCGCTGTGGCGCGCGTGCGCCAGCTGCACCCACACCTGCAGCCCAGCGGGGCCGGTGCGCACCACAGCGCAGCGCCCGCTGGCCTCGCCGTCTGCCGCCACCACTGCCGCGATGGCGTGGCCCAGCCCACCGCACGCAGCAGGCAGCTGCACGTCATCAATGTCCAGCAGCACCCACTGCTGGCACCGTGGCACCTGCGGCGTGGCCCAGCCGCCACCCGGTGCGCGCCCCATCGTGGACACGCTGAGCAGCCTGTCGGGCAGCACCGCCCGACCGGGCAGCCCAGCCCCGAACAGCGCCGCGTCGTGGGCGCGCTGTGTGGCCGCTGGCGTGCAGCTGCTGGCGTCGGCCCGCTGCAGCGCAGCCAGCACACCACCAGCCGCCCGGCTGCCCGCTGTGCGCCACGTGGCCACCCGCCCGCAGTGTGTGGTGGCTGCCCGCAGCAGTGCAGCCGTGTGCCCGCTGTGCACAGCACCGCGCACCACACACCCACCCACAGGCACCCCGACCGGCTGCACGGTGGCCGCCTGGGCTACCTGGGGGCTTTTATTGTGCTGGTGGCGCTGCTGTGCCGTGCTGGTGCGGGTAGCAGGCAGCAGGCGCACCTGCTGGCCTGCCGCCAGCCACGCCCAGCGGGGCGCGGTGCCATCCTGCTGCTGGCAGGCCATGCACTGCGCGCCGCCGCTGGCCCACAGCACCAGCGACGGCGTGCGGTCATCGTGCAGTGGGCACCGCACTGTGGCGGTGCGGGCGCCACCGCGCAGGCGCGCCAGCGCCTCGTCAGCATCCACCAGCAGTTCGCCAGCGGCGCCTGCGGGCACACCAGCTGCGGCGCGCAGCCCAGCCAGCTGCCACCCGTCCAGCAGCAGGTGCCGCCCGTACCGGGTGCCCCATCGCACCCGGCGCAGCTGGGCGCCCAGCGCCCGCGCGTGGTCGGTGGCGACCTCTGACCAGCCCACCAGCTGCTGGGCACAGCGCCACGCCAGCGTGGCCGCCCAGCGCGTGCAGCCTTGCACGGTGGCGACGTAGCTGGGGCAGCTCTCGACGTACCACCGCCCGCAGGGGAGCCGCTGTGCGTGCTGCAGCTGCACCGCCCAGCCGTACAGGGCGGCACGCAGCCCCACACCCAGCGCACCGCAGCCAGCTGCCGCAGCCAGCAGCCCAGCCTCCAGGCGGCGCGCAGCGGTAGCCAGCGCGTCGGCGGGCAGGGCAAGGCTCGACACCACGCTGGTGGCGTGGTAGGGTGCGGCTGTCGCCATGATCGTGATGGGTCCGTGGTGGCAGCTGCAGGCGCGTGGTGGCGCCTGCGGCACCCCGGTATAGCCCGGCGGTGTGCGGAAAGCACCCGGTGGGCCTAAGACTGGGCGGGGACCGGCTGCGCGTTCCTCCTGCGCTGCTGACACTGTGCTCCTGGCCTGCAGCCGGTTCCCCTTTCTTCAATATGACCACCACACCGAACGCACACGTCGCCGCCACGCTGGCGCTGCACCTGCAGCGGGTGCCGCTGCGGTTCGTCCAAGCGGTGCAGCAGCTGCTGACCGTGCCGAACCCTGAGCGTGAGCAGCTGGTGCGGGCTGGGCTGTCCGGTGGGCACCTACCCGCCACCCTGGCGCTCTGGGAGCAGCGTGGCGACTGGCTGCACGTGCCACGTGGTGCGGTGAAGCGGGTGCGGCAGCAGGCTGCGCTGCACGGTGCCGAGCTGACCTGGGGCAGTGCGGTGGTGTCCCGCGCTGTGCAGCGGGTGCCGCTGGCCGACCTGCCTGTGCAGCTGCGTGCCTACCAGCGAGATGCCGTGGAGGCGATGCTGTTCGGCGTGCAGGGGCACGTGGTGGCGCCCTGCGGGGCTGGCAAGACAGTGATCGCGTGCAGCGCGCTGGCTGCCAGCGGTGAGCCTGGGCTGGTGCTGGTGCACACCCACGACCTGCTGGAGCAGTGGGTGCGGCTGCTGCGGGGCTGGGGATACCGGGTGCGTGCGGTGGTGGGTGGGCAGGCGCGCCTGGGGCCGCTGGGTGTGTACGCCACTGGCCCCGAGCTGTGCGTGGCGATGGTTCAGACCCTAAGCCGGGCTGGTGCAGCGGCTGACCCGCTGCTGGCCAGCGCGGGCGCTGTGGTGCTGGACGAATGCCACCACGCACCAGCCAGCACGTTCCGCGAGCTGCTGGACCGCGTGCCTGCGCGGCATCGGTGGGGCGTGACCGCCACGCCAGAGCGCGGCGACGGGCTGACGGGGATGCTGGAGCTGGCGCTGGGTGAGCAGCTCTACGAGATCACCACCCAGCAGCTGCTGGCGGGCGGCTACTTGATGCAGCCCGCCATCCTGCCAGTGTTCAGCGCCACCCAGGTGGACCTGCAGCGGTGCACGAGCGCGAGCGGGCAGCTGGTGATCTCCCGCGCCGTGCAGCAGCTGGTGGACGACCCCGAGCGGCACCAGCTGCTGCTGCAGCTGGCCACGGTGGCAGCGCAGGCTGGCCGCACCACCCTGCTGCTGGTGCCGCGCGTGGAGCAGGCGCAGGTGCTCGCCCAGCACCTGCGTGCGCGTGGTGTGCTGGCTGCGGACGCCACCAGCGCCACGGGCAAGGTGCAGCGCGTGGCCCAGCTGCGCCAGCTGCGGGCGCGCCAGCTGCAGGTGCTGGTGGCCACGCAGCTGGCCGACGAGGGGCTGGACGTGCCTGCGCTCGACTGTCTGGTGGTGGCCAGCACAGGGCGGGCAGCAGGGCGCGCCGTGCAGCGCATCGGGCGCGTGATGCGCGTGGCCGACGAAAAGGTGCAGCCGGTGGTGGTGGACATCGTGGACGGTACGCCGTTCCGTGGCCAGTGGCGCGCCCGCGAGCAGGCGTACCGCGAGGCGCTGGGCCTGCAGGTGCCGCCGCCAGTGGCGCGTGCGCACGCTGTGGACGCGCTGCGCAGGGTGCTGTGGGTTCGGCCACAGGAATAGCACCCCACCCGTGTGCGGGTTAGTGGGTGGCTGCCTACTACACAGCAGCCACCCACACAGGAGGTGCACAGTGGCCCAGCGTGTCCAGAGACAGAGGCAGCGGTTCCGCGCTGCAGCGACAATCGCCCCGCGATACGAGAGCGGCGTGCTGGGGCTGCCGCCCGGCGCGATGGTGATGACGAACAGCGAGCGGCGTGCTGCGTGGTGTCCGCGCCGCTGGTGGTACGAGTACGGCACCGGCCTAAGTGGTGAGGCCACGGGTGCGATGCGGTTCGGCACTGCCTACCACCGCATCCTGGAGCGGGTGCTGGGCTGGCTGCAGCACCACGACGGCGAGCTGTACCCGTCCGAGGGCCTGGACCGCTGCCTGCACTGCCACGGTGCTGACCCCACCTGCCCGCTGTGCGATGGCACCGGCCTGGGCGCGGTGGAGTACGTGGCCGCAGGGCTGCGGAAGCAGCCCGAGGTCTACGAGGCCGAGGACGGTGGCGTGGAGGCCGAGGTGGACCGCCTGCGCCGCGCCGTGCTGGGCTGGCTGCACGTGTACGGCAGCGGGATGCGCGACGACTGGCAGGTGCTGGCCACCGAGCTGGCGGTGGCAGCGCCCATCACCAGCCCCACCACCGGGGAAACGTACCGCAGCCGGGTGCCTGTGGTGACCACGGGCGACGGCTGGCGGCTGGCCAGCGCGGGCGACAGCCCTGCGCAGGTGCAGGAGGTGGTGCTGCCGTGGTTCCAGCTGGCGCAGCTGGACGCGGTGGTGGCAAACCGGCGCAGCGGGAACCTGTGGCTGTGGGAAACCAAGACCAGCGCCAGCCCGAGCACCTATGGCGAGAACCTGGGCCTGGACACCCAGCTGCCCGGCTACCTGCGGGCGCTGTGGTATCTCGTGGGCACCGGGAAGTGGGGCGAGGGGCGGCAGGTGGAGGGCTACGTCTGGGACGTGGCTGGCAGTGGCCACCAGCGTGAACCGAAGCGGCTGGCCAGCGGCAAGCTGAGCACCGACAAGCGTCAGCGCGTGCCCAGCTGGGAGCTGGAGCAGGTGCTGCAGGACGAGGACGCGAGCCGGTACAAGCCCGACGAGCTGCAGGGGCTGCGCGACCTGCTGCAGCACCTGCGCGAGAGCGTGGACGGCAGCCTGTACCACCGCGAGTTCGGGCGCTACACGCCCGAGCAGCTGCGCAGGTACGAGGTGGAGCTGTTCGCGGAGGCCACCCGGCTGGCCACGTGGCGCCGGGCGGTGGTGGGCACTGCCACTGCAGAGGGTGGCACGGTGACCAACGACGAGCAGGTGGCTGCACAGTGGCACCGGGTGCCGCTGTGCCGCCAGCCCGGTGGCAGCTGTCCGTTCACTGGCATCTGCCAGGAGGACAGCGCAGTGGGGCGTGCGGCGTTCCAGCAGCGGCACCCTGTGCGCTGGCTGACCGCTGACGCCGTGAAGCAGAACAACGTGAAGGCCGCAGCAGCGGCAGGGGGTGTCGAGTGTCCGTTTTGAGCTGGAGCCGTGTGGGTGAGATGGCCGCCCAGGACGTGAAGGTGAAGGCGCTGCTGTACGGGGACAGTGGCGCAGGCAAAACACACGCAGCCAGCACTGCACCCCGCCCGTGCTACCTGCTGACCGAGGCGAACGGGCTGCCCACCATCAAGGCGGCGAACCCCGACGCGGTGGTGGTGCAGGCGCACGATATGGACGTGGTGCGCGCGTTCTTCAAAGCGGCGCTGGACGGTTCGCTGGCGCGGGAAACCGGCTGCGAGACCATCGTGCTGGACAGCCTCACCGAGCTGCAGCGTATGCTGCGGGACGAGATCATCGCCAGCCGCAAGGGGCAACCGGGCGGCGAGGCGTTCAGCCTGCAGGACTGGGGCACACTGACTGACCGGATGCGCAAGCTGGTGCGCACCGTGCGTGACCTGCCGTTTCACGTGGTCTGCATCGCCCTGTCGGCCAGCGACAACGACGAAGGCACCGGCCAGCGGTACACGCAGCCGTCTTTTGACGGCAAGAAGCTGCCCAATGAGATCGCGGGCTACTTTTCGCTCGTCGGGTACGTGTACCGCGAGCGCGCCAAGGGTGAGGACGGCACCGTGACCGTGCAGCACCGGGTGCTGCTGCAGGGGCCGCCCACCCTGCTGACGAAGGCGCTGCCCGGCCTTGACCCGGTGGAGCCGCCCGACATCTGTGCATGGCTCGCCAAGCTGCACGGCGAGCGCCCGGTGGCAGCTGCGGCACAGGCAGCAGCACCTGCACCTGCGCGCACCGAGGCACCTGACCCCACCCAGCCCGCACGCCGCCGCCGCACGGCGCAGTGACCCCACAACAATCAAGGAGGACAGTACGATGGCATTCATGGTAGACCCGAACGCCCCGCAGCAGGGCGGTGGTGGTGGCAAGCGGCGGCCCGAGGTGCAGCCGGGCAGGAAGCTGGTGTGGTGCGCCGACATGGAGTACGGGCGAAGCAACGCCGGGAATGACAAAATCGACGCCCGGTGGTGTGTGGTGGACGACCCGCAGGGAAACGGTGCCGACGTGCGCGGGCTGTTCTACGACACGCTCACGCTGTCGCAGCGGGCTGTGTGGCGCGTGCAGCAGCTGGCCAAGGCGCTGGGCCAGACCGCACCCTGGGATGCGATGGACCCCGAGGCCACGTGGACCGTGCTGACCCGCCGCCCTGTGTGGGTGACGCTGGTGGACGACACGTACAACGGCAAGACCCGCGTGAAGGTGCAGGAGTTCGCGCTGTACGGTGGCGAGATCACCGAGGCGATGGAGGACACCATCACCGAGGCCGAGCAGTGGTGCCGCGATGGCCGCCAGAAGCGCGCTGCGGGCGGTGGTGGTGGTGGCGGTGGTGGTGTGCGTGGTGGCGCACCCGCCCAGGATGACGACATCCCGTTCTAAGCTGCGCAACCGACACGCCCGCCCGGCACACCACCGGGCGGGCGTTGTCGTGGGAGGGTTCCGATGCGTGACACTGTGCTGCGCGCCGCGTGGTGGGCTGATGCCCGTGTGCAGGCGCTTGACGCCGAGCAGCGGCTGCTGCTGCTGTACCTGCAGGCGCAGGCCGACAGGGACGGCATCGTGCAGGTGGTTAGCGCGCAGCTGGTGCCGCAGCTGCGGGACGGTGCCGACCGGCTGCACGCCGTGCAGCAGGTGCGGGCGCTGGAGCAGCGTGGGCTGCTGGGCCTGTGGCAGCACGCTGACCTGCTGCTGGGCACGCAGACCTGGGCGTGGCTGGTGCGGCAGCACGAGGACCAGCCCAGCAGCGGCGCGCTGGCGCTGCCACGGTGCAGCGACCGCCCAGCACCACCGCGCGAGCTGGTGCTGGCTGTGCTGGGGCGGCAGCTGGGGCGGCCCGCCACCGCTGCCGAGGGCAGGCGCGCCAGCCCGCGCAGCTGGGGTCTGGTGCGCCCGGCTGCACCCAGCGCCGCCCAGGACGTGGAGCGCGTGTGGGCTGCGTGGCGCGACAGGCAGGCGCGCCCTGGTGCGTGTGTGCTGGCCGAGCCGGTGCAGCGGCTGGTGCGGGGCGCGCTGCAGCAGGCCACCGCCGACCAGCTGGTGCAGCTGGTGGCGTTCGCCTATGACGCCGACGAACCTGCCGCCCGGTTCTGGCGTGGCCAGAACGACCATCGCCGCACGTACCTGGGCCTCGACAACCTGCTGCGGCTGGGCAAGCTGGCCGACAGGCTGCAGCTGGTGGAGCAGTGGCTGGCCACGCAGCAGCCAGCGGGTGGTGGTGACGGCACCGACCTGGGGCCGCTGGCTGCCTACCGGCGACGTGGCCCAGCTGGCACGCAGACCACCGTGGACCCGCGCCCTGCGCGGCTGGCGGCACAGTGCGAGGCGATGCTGCAGCTGTTCGTGCGCCGTGGTGACCAGGGCGTGCGCACGCACGAGCTGGCCGAGCTTGCCCTGAAGTATTCCAGCCGTATCAGCGAGCTGCGTGGCTGGGGTGCTGACATCGTGGTGGTGGAACGCAGTGACGACGGCGACAACCTGTACGCGCTGCTGAACCCGCAGCACGTGCAGCATCTGCTGGGAGGGGACAGTGATCAGCTGGATTGACGAGGTGAAGGGCGCGGCAACGGTGGCGCAGGCTGCGCTGGTGTGTGGGCTGCGCACCACGCGCGGGGCTGGGCTGGGGCCTTGCCCCGCGTGCAAGGCAGAGCAGCGGGGCGGTGACGACAGGCGCGGCCCGCTGGGCGCCCGCACGGACGGGCTGGGCTGGCGGTGCTTCCGCTGCGACGCCAGCGGGGACGTGCCCGACCTGCTGGCGCTGGCGTGGTACGGTGGCCGGTTCCGCGAGCTGTCGCAGGACCAGCGTGCGCAGCTGCGGGACAGGGCGGCAGAGCACGGGTGGTGCACTGGTGCCACCCAGGGAGCCACAGGTGCCGCCAGGGGCGCGCCTGCGGTGCGCAGGCTGCCCACACCTGCACCCACCAGCCAGGAGCGGCCACGGACAGCCACAGCGCCGCCAGCGGTCACACCGCAGCAGGGTGGCCCGTTCGGCTGGCGGCCCGACCTGCCCGCCGAGTGTGCCGCCGCACTGTGGTCAGCTGACGGTGCCCAGGTGCTCGCCTACCTGCAGGGGCGCGGCTTCACCGAGGACACGCTGCGGCACTGGCAGGTGGGCGCGCACCTGCTGCGTGGTGCGGACGGGCGGATACTGGAGCAGTACGTGGCGCTCCCGGTGCTGGACGCCAAGGGCACCGCGATGAACGTGCGTTTCCGCAGCGTGCCCGGCGCGTGCCTGCGGTGCGGTGGCACCGGGTGCGACAGGTGCAAGGCTGGGCAAGTGAAAAAGGTCTACCTGCGCTGCCCAGGTGCACCCAGCACGCTGTTCGGTGTGCACCAGCTTGACGGCGACCCCGACAGCGAGGTGGTGATCACCGAGGGCGAGCTGGACGTGCTGGCCCTGTGGCAGTACGGGCTGCAGCGCAACGTGGTCACAGGCACTGCAGGTGCAGGCACGTGGCTGGACGAGTGGCTGGACGTGCTGGAGCCATACCGCAGCTTTCTGCTGGCTTACGACGCCGACGATGCTGGCGAGCAGGGTGCGCAGGCGCTGGCGGCGAAGCTGGGCAGGGAACGGTGCAGCCGGGTCAAGCTGCCCGCCAAGGATGCCGCTGACTGTCTGGCCGCCTGTGTGGGGCAGCGCACGGTGCACGCTGCGCTGGACGCCGCCAGCCCGATGATGGACGTGCAGCTGGTGCGGGTGGACAGCTACGCCGACGCCATCGAGCAGCTGGTGCAGCGGCCCGCCGAGCTGCGCGGGCTACCCACTGGCAGCGCCAAGCTGGACGAGGCGCTGGGTGGCTGGCGGCCTGGGCTGGTGGTGGTGACCGGCGACACGGCAGCAGGAAAGACATCGTGGACCACCTGGGTGGCGCGCGAGCAGGCGCTGCGTGGTGTGCCTGTGATGCTGACCAGCTTCGAGCAGCGCCCTATCGGCACGGTGCAGAAGCTGCTGCGTGCGCAGCTGGGTGGTGACTTTTCGCACGCCAGCGAACACGAGCGCCGCACGGCGATGGCGCAGCTGGGCCAGCTGCCGATCTACGTGCTGGACCACTATGGGGAGCTGGGCACGCAGCAGGTGCTGGAGGCGGTGGGCTACGCCGTGCGCAGGCGCGGCGTCAAGGTGGCAGTGATTGACCACCTGGGGTTCCTTGTCACAGGCGCCGAGGACGAGCGCCGCGCCATTGAGGACGCCGTGCGGAAGATGGCTGTGTTCGCGGTTCAGCGCGAGGTCACGCTGGTGCTGATCTGCCACCCGAACAACCTGTCAGTCACCCAGCAGCGGCGCGTCATGCTGGGCGACCTGAAGGGTGCGAGCGCCATCCGGCAGGATGCGCACGTGGGCATCGTGGTGGAGCGCATCCTGCCCGGTCGCGCAGTGCAGAACCCAGCCACAGCGGTGCACGTGGACAAGTGTCGCAGCGAGTTCGGCCTGCAGGGCGCCCGCGTGGTGCAGTTCTACGACCCTGAGAGCTGCGTGTACGCCGACAGCTGGGAGGCCACGCCAGCAGGGCGGGCAGGGCGCGGGTCCGCGCTGGCAGCGCATTCTGCTGGTGGGTAGAAAAAATCTGAGGCGTCCCCCTTGCGCGGCTAACCGCGCCAGTGTTACACCAGTGGTGTCAGCAGCGAGGCCGCGAGGCCCAGGAGGTCACAGTGAACAACGAACTGTCCAACCAGAGCACCAGTGAGCTGCGCCAGCTGGCGCGTGGAAACGGACCCGTGGCACAGTGCGCGGCCCGCCTGCTGGCCGAGCGTGAGGCCGCCAGCGAGCGGCTGTCGCAGGTGGCGCGCGAGGTGGCGCGCGAGCGCACCGGAGGTGCCCGGTGAGCCGGGTTGACGCTGTGCTGGGCACCGTGCTGGGCGCCACGCTGGCGGTGCTGGGTGCTGGGCTGGTGTGGGGGCTGCTGCAGCCTGACCCCATTCAGCAGGCACGTGGCGCAGAGGCGCACGCCGCCCTGCTGGAGCGGCTGCAGGCAGACGAGCAGCGGTGCGTGGACGAGGTGCTGGCGCACGTGTGGGCCACACGGCAGGCCACCGACGCCGAGCTGGCCGAGGCGCACAGCTGGTGCGACCGCACCAGCGCGTGGCGCTGAACAGCGGCCTGCAGCACCATCACGGGGCGCCAGAAAAAAAGAGCTGGCGCAGCCTTGCGCGCGTAACGGCTGCCCGGTTAGCAGGTGGTGTCAGCAGGAGGTTCACATGGCCCGCAGCACCAGCACCAGCACCACCACCCGCACCCGCGCTGTCGCGTACCTGCGCGTGAGCACCGACAAACAAGCCG